TCTATTGGAGTAGGTGGCGTAGGGGGCGTTACAACCGTCCCTGCTGCCATTCCGAGATTCATGATTAGCGTTAAGAGCATACATAGCTTTTATTTTATGTTCCCCAAACTAAACCACTTACAACTCCTGTTGTAGCACTTGTTAAGGTTATTACATTGGTTGAATAAGTTTCTGTTTCTACTGCCCCAGATGCAAATTGAAGATAACACCCAATTACTGTTGTAAATCCAGATACCGTAAAAATATCATTCTGTGCCGCCTTTGTTCCCCGGATAAATGATACAGTAGTCCATGCCCCTGATACGAAATTACCAACGGGTATAATACCATTTATTGTTTTTGCTGATGCTTCTGCCATAGTCTTATAATTGAATTTCCTCCCAAATCAGCGATGCTTCAAATGATACCGTTGTGATGGCAACTGTTGAACCGATTGCCATTTGCATACCGGGCATTAAAACAAGTATGCCGTTCATGTCCGTATATGTCAAAGCATGAAATTGTCCCACACTCGTTCCCCAAAAATAAGCGTTGGTAGTACAGAAGTAGTTTAGTGCTGTTGAACCCGTTAATGCGGCGTTAGAAAACCCAAGCCCCACACCACCTGATGCAAATGTTAAAGCGTTCTTTGGAGATGTCTGTGTTCCTGTTGGTGTAACAGATGCCCCCGCCCAAATTGCAAGAGTAGTATCTAACACGGCTGCACCCAAAATACGGGGGGCGGTACTCACTCCAATAAGAGCAAGTGCCTTGTTACTACCTGTTGGATTATGAACGGCAAGTAATGGTGTACCTGCTGCTGCCCCAACATAAGCTGCTCCAGGGGCGGCTGCGGCTAATGATAAGAAGTAGGTGTTACCTCTTAATGTTGTCTCTAAATACTTACCGTGTCCGTCTGCCACGATTATTGACCCGGTGCTATCGCCCCTTGCAGGGTTTACACCGCCGTCTCCTGTTTTGATTATCCCGGTTCTTACTTCTGCTAACATGATTTTTAGTTTTTAATTGTTTATAAAAATATTTATCTTATTTCAAATCCTCTATTACCTGAATACCTTTCATTTGCCATCATTGAATCATACGAAGTTGCCAATGCTACTAAATACTGCTGTTCTTGTAATCTTGTAAATGTCCCTGATGCTGTAACTACATTTCCAATAGTGTTTGTTCCTGATGGAATAGCTTCATTTAACATCGTTCTAAGATTTCCCAATGCTGACAAAGAGCGTGGTAATGGGTCTGCTATCGGACAGAGAATAGTTTGTAATCTAAGAACACTTGATGTGCCACCTAAATTTGTAACTACTGTCCTCACGAAAGATGCTTCAGCTACAAATGTCCTTCCTGCTGATATATTTGTGCTATTAGCTACATAGTTATAAACATCCTTAATATCCCAATTCGTCCCGTCCTGTGATTGCTGGCATTGTATCTCGCAATTTACATCGGAAAAGAAAGCTATCTGTATAGCACCAACTCCCAATGTAGAGGCAGAAGTGCCTGTAAAAACTCCCCCTATTGCTAATGGAGTTGTGGAAGAATTAGCAGAACTGACTTCTACATCCTGAACTACTGATGAGTTAGAATAAACAGTAGTACCTATTGTTTGCGAACCTATTGCTGTTCCTGCTGCATTTTTTAATGATACAGCATTTGTAGTTCCTGGAGTTGTTTGGTCAATGCCCACATTCCCTAATAGATTTGTTCCTGCGGGCAAAGCATTTGAGATAGCGGTAACTGCTGTGACGGTAGAAACTGTTGCTATCTTACCCGTACCGTCTGTTGGCAATGTAACCCTAATTGCGGCTGCTTCTGTTCCTGCACCTACATCAACTGCCTCACCATTTACTAAACCTACATCAACTTTGGCGTTTGCTGCGGCTGATGTTATTGCACTTATAACTGTTGTTGATCCGGTCTTTGTTACAACCTCATTCGCATTGGCTGTTACTTGGTCAATACCTACTTTACCCAATAAATTCGTACCTGACGGGAGTGCGTTTGTAATTGCTGTTACTGCCGTTAATGTACCTGAATCAACAATAGTGTGCTGTTGGTCTGCTGGTTTTGTTCTTGTACTTAATAATACATCAAGATTATCCGTTTTGGCTTTTACTAAAAGTTGTGTTACTTCAAGGTTTCCTGCTATTGGTGTAAGCGTTGTTATCTGCGCTGCCGTTAAAACTACGGGTACTGATGCTGCCGCAAGTGCCTGGCCCAATGCGGGTGTTTTTGTATCAATAGAACTTACTGATGCCTCTGCTGCTGCATCGGTAGTAGGTAATGGAGCCGCCGCAGTAACGGGAGTAGCCACCCCATCACCTCCAAACTCAACCTTTACAAGTTGGTGCTGAATACCACCTACATCATCTGTGGCAATGGTGGAACCTACTGTGGTCGGGGCATTTAAAATTACATTGTCTGCCATACTACAAAGATATAGAAGTTATTTTTTTAATCAACTCGTTCTTATCACGTTCAATGGTATGTACCCAGGTTTTCTTTTTCATAATATCTTCCCTGAATTGCCCCATCAAAACTAACATTTCCTCCCGCAAACTACCTATGCCCGGATCTAACTTTATCTCCGGCTTATAATCTTTGGAATTAATCAACTCAATTAGTTGGCTTATATTTCTCTCATCTACTGCCGCCTTTTCCTCAATCTTCTCATCCATCTTCCTCTGTATGCGCCCAAGTACGGTTTTTAATTCGTTACTTGTTTCTGTTACTAACTGACCATTTCCATTAACGCTATTTTTAATCTCCTCCACCTTAGTTTCAAAACCAGTAACCCATTCAACTACCGGATGTACTTTAGCAGATTTTGCCGAATGCTTTGCGAACTTTGATACACAAACCGCATACCTCTGTTTCTCATCCGGGAATGATTTAACAGCCTCCGGATCGCCCATGCAGCGCTTTATAAAAGTTTCTTTATCTTCTCCTATGTTCGGATTAGGCATAGACATTTTGATTTACTTTTCTTACCAACCTTCCATTCTCATCCCGCTTCGCCTTAAATGCTAAAGTACACCTACAGTTGCAAACATTCCCCGCCGATGCGTGAATATCACCTGGACCTGTCATCAGATCCACCCCGACCTGCATCCTTATCCCTTTTCTCTTCCCTGGTATTCCACCAACTGATTTATAAATAGGAACGTGGAACCGGTCATTGAAATCAATTATCGTTCCATCCACTCCGGAGTGATCCTTGTGGCTGTCCCTTGTCCGGGAATCCTTTGCCGCAATCCACCGCTTTGTACTTTCCCACTCTGATTTACTTTCCCCCAACAACTGCCCGTAATTCATAGCCCTGTTTGATTCAGTCCGCACTATCAGCCTTGCCCTTATTAAAGTAAACTCAGGGCTTTCTAATAGGTAGGCGATCTTGTCGGCGCCATCCCCGTTTTTCATTCCTTCTGTCAATACATTCAATATGAGGTTTTTCAATGTTTCGCTAATGGGTAGAACGGCTTTGGTTAAAAGATACCGGGCGAAATAATTAAGTATGTCCCGGAGAAATTCTGCATTAAATCCGAAGCCGCCTTTTTTCTCTGATTGCTTTAAATCAAATATGGTTTTATTGGCAAAGTACAAGCCAACGTCCTTATAAATATCCCTTATCGGTGGGGCAAGGTGTGAATTTATCTCTACGGTGTCCAGGGAGTTCAATGCAGCCTCAATTCCTTGCTCCCTTAGTACTTTTACCACCGGGTTTATCTGGTCCCGCAGGGCTGTAAAGATGGCTTTCAGGTGCTGCCGTTCAAACAACTTCATCCGGCGGGTATGCTTGGCGCTATATTGCTGCGTTGTCATTATCTTTGTCTAAGTTTTCATAGGGTTAGTTAAAGCCGGTGTTTCTACATCGGTTTTTTAATTCAGTGTCGGTATATCAATCTGCCGTTCCCGCAAAATCTGCCTGTACCAATCCCGCTTATCCTGATTTATCCTTTTCTCCTGAGCGCACCAACTCTCCTTATCAGTTTTGGGGTACTTTTTCTTTACCATTGCCTCTATTTGCTCCGTTGTTAGCATATAAATCATTTACTAATTGATCACCACCATCGCCGGACAAGTCAGCCAGCTTTGAAAGTCCAGAAGGCAGCAAAATTTCATCGGCCCCCTCCTCTGTTGAATCTTCATAACCCGTTGCCTGCCTGACCTCGTTAACAGTAAACGGCCCCTTAGTTAACCATTCTATCTGTGTTTTCTTATCTTCCTGCAGTTCCGGTAAATCGTCAAAGTCGCTGCATATTGTCGCTGTTTTCTCCATGCCAAAAGACTTACATAACACCCGGCTCATTTCCCCGTCCAGTTGTTTAGCATCCGGCATGATCTCGTTTACTATCCACCCTTTCTGCGCCTCGGCTTTATTCGCATACGTTACCTGGGAGTCAAAGAACTCATAAGGCACACCGAGTAAAAAACAAAGCTCCTGCATAGAAAATTCTTTTCCTTTCAGTGTTTCCATATCAACTGAAGTCATGCCCAGATCAATCCCATTCCAATCACCTTGCATACCAATGACGGCACCCTTCACATCAACATTGTTTATCTTTTCCGCAAATACTTTTTCTAACTGTGATTGCTGCACCGCATTCCTGGAGGCCGTTAAACTCTTTTCAGCCAACACCATCTTTGCCCCTCCGTTCTGGTTCATCCTTACCGTCATATCAGTAGCACTGTTATTGGCCTCTAAAGTCTTATACCCTGATGCTAAAGCACTCCACCCCCTCAGGTGGGCTTTAGTTACCACATCAAAGTTTAAGTTAATATCCTTCCAGTGAATTATATCTACTTTCCTTATCGCTATCCGTACTGAAGATTCCAGGATGTACCCAAACACCCCGAAGATATTACCGGGGTCGGGAACAACTATCATCCTATTTGCCGGAATGACAAACATTTCAAGCACTGGCTTTCTGCTTTGCTCTTCGTCTGAAATATCGTAATAACTACCATCCTCACCTAAAGCCGCTGTATCACCACGGTTCAGCCAGATAAAACTTTCCCCGCAAACTTTGTAAAAAGCATACACGATGGAATAAAAAGCATCCTGCCCCTGCAGCTCATTCGGCTGGTCAAGCAAATCCATTAACGGCCCTTCGATTGTTTCTGATGCACTCTTTCCCTCCTGTCCCTTTGGCTCTACATATCTCGGAACGGCACCGAACTTCTTTGCCGCTTTCTTTACGATTGAATAAACCGCCGTATTGGAGTTAAATCCTTTTGTGATCGCTGTCGTTTGGTTTATGTCCGGATAAACCTCAGTGGTGGAGCTTGTAAATATTCTTACTTGTGATGTCTGCTGGCGGGAGAACCAGGATTGTACAATACTTCCTAATTGGGAGAATATGTTTGGCATGGTACAGATTAAATAGCTACCCAACTATATTGAATAC